ACACGACCGCACTTAGCAGCGCGGACCACTATTCGCAGTGCGCGGTGTACGGCACGCTCCACGGCGGGGCTACCCGACTCGACGCGGCGGCGTGGAACGGCTACGGGTGCCGGGCGTACAGCTTTGGCAATCTTCTTGTTGTGGATAAGGTAACGTCGGGCTCGCATTCCGCGCTGGCCTTTCCCGCGATTTCGTATTCGTCCGGAAAGGTCGCCAAAAGTTCCATCAACGGATCCACGCTCAAGTCGTACTACGACGGGGTGGAGAAGGATTCGCGCACAGACACGACGCACAGCGGCTATCTGTACTGCGGCGTGCTCGCGAGCGTGCAGGATCAGACCTCGGATGATTTTTACGCGACGGACGGCCTGACGTCGGGCGGACTGTATAAGCGGATCGTCGGCGGTGGAGTAATCTGACATGGCAGACAACGTACAGGTGAACGAACGCACAACCGACGGCGCGATCTTCGCTGCGGACGAGATCAGCAGCGTCTACTACCCGCGAACCAAGATCGTGATCGGAGCGGACGGCACGAACGACGGCGACGTGTCTTCGGCTAATCCGATGCCGGTGACCGGTCCGTTGACAGACACTCAGCTGCGGGCCTCGGCCCTGCCGGTGTCTGGCACTTTCTGGCAGGCCACCCAGCCGGTCAGCTTGGCCAGCGTGCCGTTGCCAGCCGGCGCGGCGACGGACGCGACACTGGTGACGATCGCCAGCTACCTCGATACGGAAATCGCATCTGCGGTCAGCCTCCTGGGCACGATCGACGCGGACACGTCGGCCCTGGCCGGCTGCGTCGCCGGCACCAAGGTCCAGGTGGACATCGTGTCGGGAAGCGTGTCCATCACCGGCAGCGTGGCTGTGACCGGCCCGCTGACGGACACCCAACTGCGAGCCTCGGCTGTGGCGGTGTCTGCGGCCAGCCTGCCGCTGCCCACTGGCGCGGCGACGGAAGCCACGCTGGCGGACGTCAAAACGTCTGTGCAGTTGATCGACAACGCCGTGAGCGGGGCTGGGTTCAACATCACGCAGTTGGCCGGCGCTGCGGTGCCGATCGGGGCAGGCACGGAAGCGGCAGCGGTCCGGGTGACGATCGCTACGGATTCCACGGGGACCCTGAGTGTTGATGACGGGGGCGGTGCTCTGACAGTTGACGGCACCGTGGCGGCTACGCAGTCCGGAACTTGGAATGTTGGCACGGTGACGACTGTCACGGCCGTTACGGCGATTACGAACGCTTTGCCGGCCGGCACAAATGCGATTGGGAAGCTGGCGGCAAACTCCGGCGTGGACATCGGCGACGTGGACGTGACCAGCGTGGTGCCCGGCACGGCCGCAACGAACTTAGGCAAGGCCGAGGACGCCGGCCACACGAGCGGCGACGTGGGCGTGATGGCGCTGGCAGTGCGTCAAGACGCGGCTGCCGCGCTGGCTGGGACCGACGCGGACTATGCGCCTCTGGAGGTTGACGCGATCGGCCGGCTGCACGCCAACGCAACCGAGATCAGCGGCGCCGTCTACGACGGTACGACGCTTTGCACAGTGAAGCGGTTTATGGCCGTGTGTGGGGACGGGGACAGTCTGATCGCTGCCGTCGCCTCGAAGAAGTTCCGGGTGCTCTCGTTCGCAGCAATTTCCCTCAGCGGTACAATCGCACGTTTTTGGCTGGACGACGCTGACGCTGCGGTAGTCTTAGGAAGCGCCACAGGCATCGCGCTAGAGGAAGACAGTGGGGCGGCTCCGCCAGGATTCGTACTGCCTCACAATCCGCATGGCTGGTTCCAGACGGCGACGGCCAACAAATCGCTTCGGGTACAGTATGCAAGCGGCACCGGGGCATTGTTTTTCGGCACGTACATTGAGGTGGCCTGATGCTGCCGCAGATTCTGTTGCTGTTGGATTGGGCTGCTGGGGGCGCCGCCACTACAACTGGAAACGACATAATCCAGTTGACGGCTCAGCTGGACACGTTGTTGACAAGCATCCTGCAACTGGACATCCCGATCGCAGGCAACAGTCAGTTGGACACTCTAATTACTGGCACGGTGGAACGATGACCGACTTTGCGAATGCCGAAGTACACGTTGACGATGTTGGGACGCGCTTCAAGCTGACGCTGGAAGACGGTGACGGAACGGTCGTCGATATTTCAACAGCCACGGTCAAGCAGTTTGTGTTTCGCAAGCCGGACGGCACAACGTTGGAAGTTGACGCGACGTTTTTCACAGACGGCAGCGATGGGATTCTGTACTACGACACCGTTGCCGGAAATATCGACATGGCCGGCCAGTGGAAGGTGCAGGCTTACGTGTTGATGACTGGATTCGAGGGACACAGCGAAGAGCGAGTGTTTCAAGTCTATAAGAACCTTCGCACGACGTGGGGTAGCTCGTCGTCTTCTCCGGGACCGTAGGAGGATTGGCCGTGCTGAAAATCAAGCCAGGAAGAGTGCGGCACCAGGTCGACGTGTACCTGCCGACGACGGGGCTCGACGATTACGGGCGCCGCAGTGGAACCGATACGCTGGTCCTTGCTGCTGTGCCAGCGGCGATCGAACAGCTGACGGCGCTGGAGCTGATCCGAGCACGGCAGATCTTCCCGGAGGCCACGCACCGCGTATACCTGACGCTCTATCCTTCGCACGGTGTCACGTCGAAACACTATCTGATGTTCGGCACGCGGAAGTTGCACATCGGGGCTGTGATCGACAGCGAGAATGTGGGAGTGGAGTTGGAATTGCTCTGCAAGGAAGAGGTGTGACGTGGCGGGACCTGCGGCAACGATCGAATTGGAGGGACTCGCCGAAACGCGCCAGCGGATTCTTCAGTTGCCGGATCGGATTCAGAAGCGGTGCATGTCGAAAGCGGTCCGGGCCGGTGGGGCGTTGTTCGTGAAGGCCGCCAAGCGGAACGCACCGCGATTGACGGGGTTGTTCAAGCGGTCGTTGGCTCAGAGGGTGAAGTCGTACCAGGCCGGCAAGGTAGTCGTGTCGATCACCGGCCAGCAGAACACGGTCAAGAATCGCCGCAAGCTCCGCCGCGGGCGGGGCGGGATCTCCGGCCGCGGGGACCTGGTGCCGATCCATTTCGTCGAGGAGAACACGAAGCCGCATCGGATTCCGAAGGAAGGACGCGGAATGCTGATCCTTCGGAATCGCAGCGGAGGTAGAGTGTTGGTCTATTCTGTGGTCCATCATCCTGGTACTCGTGGCCAGCATCCGATCCGCCGGGCGGCCGACTCACAGGCGGGAGCGGCCGCGCAGGAGTTCGCCAAGAAACTGGCGATTGAAGTTGACGCCGAAGTCGCCAAGCTGGCCGTGGGAGGATAACAGTGTCGCAATTCGCTTCTGATTTCCGCTCGTTCCTGCTCGACCAGACTGCGATCGCCGCGGCCGTGGGGACGCACATCCACGTTGGGTCTGTTCCGCAGCCAACCGCACCGCCCTACATCTGGATTGGCCGGGCCGGCGTATCGTCGGAGCGGACTCTCGACCAAGCCCAAGGCACGGCGCCAGACGAAGAGCGATGGGATCTCGAAGTCTGGAGCGACGACGTCGGCGAGGTGCAGGACATCGCGGAGCTGATCCGGGCCTTGGATTGTGCCAAGGGTGCATTCGGCGACGGCACGATTCAGCTGCTGATCGTCGAAGACCACGCCGACGATTACGTGCCGAAGGGTAACTTCGGCGACGAGGGCTACGATCTAGCCGCGTTTCAAATCCAGATCCTGATGTACTCGGCCGGGACTTCCTCCTCGTCGCCGTAACAGAGCGCGCTACCCGTTTCGCTGGGCAATCTTGGGGCTGTGAAGCAACAGCCCCAATTTTGAAACGGGACGCGAAACATGACCGCAGTCAAACAGATCGCTCACGGAACCATTCTCAACGTCGGCAGTACCGCTCAACAGCTTGTGATCGGTATCACGCCGCCGCCGCGCATCCGGCAGGAAATCGACGGCACGGCCCTTGCTGACACGCTCGAAGTTCCGCTGTTGGGAATCGAGCAGAAGAGCGAGATCGTCGTCAACCAATTCTGGGATCCAGGCGACTTGAATCACCACGCGCTCGATGCTGCGTTTGACGCGAAAACGAGTCTCACGCTGCAGATCGTTACACCGCATGCGGTCCCTGTGACCGACGAGTTCACCGCGAAAGTGACGAAGCTCGAACCGGAGGA